CTAAGAACACGCGTTTTAATACCCCAATTAAGGGGCTGCCGGTGACTGCGCCACACAACACTCTACACGTATGCGAGTGCTAAACAGAGTCCATTTCCCCAAAGGGTTTCTCTCTGCCTAAGCAATTGTATTTACAGTTTTGTTCTGGTTCTTACTTAACGTCTATTATCTTAGACGGGAACTTTTATTCATAGTGTCCCTAACTATGCCCCGAAGGGCTCCGTCTCACACGGAGTCTCTCTCTTAAGGTCAGAGCAGACCACCCCGAGCCTAGGTAGGCTTGGGGATTGAGTAGGTGTACCGCCACGGAACACTGAGGAACTTGATGAGCGTGTAGTCGTTACCCACACACCCATACAGGTCCACAGCACCCGTCGTCTTCGCAGAGGCCGCCACCTTGACCGTCTCTTCCAGAATAAACTGGTTAGAGGACGAGTCATCGTAGTCGATGCCCACGATGCGGTACTTCGGATCCGTGGATGAAAAGTTGAACTTATTCATGTACGGCACTGAGAACTCTAGGCCTGTCTGGGTCTTGGTGTTAACCAAGGACTGTCCAGTCAGACCAGTCGGCTGTCTGTACGCGATCCACGTCGCGGCTTCCTTCTGTGCTGTCGTACCATCGATGGTTTCGTTGGTCGTCAAGCGGAGGTTGCCTTGCGGGTAATTCCAGCGTAGAGCCTTGAAGCCCTGAAGCTCCGGCCCCACCCAGTTTGCCTTGTACATGAAGGATCCACGCTGTCCCACGAAGCAAGTCGCCAACCACGAGTGTGGTGTGGTAGCAACCATGCTGCACGGGAAGTTTGTGCCAACTGTGACGACGCCCTTTGCAAGGTTGCGTCCTCCCAGGTACGTGAAGTCTCCAGCACCCCCAGCCGTGAGATAGCCAGGTTCTGGTGGGTAGATCCCGAAGTAGTCTGCATTCGTCATGACAGCATCGAGAGCTGCCACGTTGGTCGTCGAGAGCGAAAGACGCTGCAAGAACGTCGTACGCCTCATAAGCACGCGTGCCGAGCCGATGGCTTCTCCAAAGTTCTGGAGATACCTGTTCGGTGGCGGTGCATTCACTTTACCCATGACGATGTCGCGAGTCTGCAGCTCCAGCTCCAGCCCTTGCGACTCCAGCACGCTGGCCGAGAAGAACACCTCGCTGGGATTAGCCAGCTCGAAGTTGTCCGAAGCCTGAACGTAGGCTGCCACACTGACATCAGCTGTCGAGCTGGGAGCAGTGAGCGGGTTGAGCACCTCAAGATACAAACGACCGTTGTGGAAGTCCGGATTGTACGTCGTGGCTACACCGTGTGTGGAGTAGTCTGACGTGAGGCTCGTCCGCGTGAGCAGAAACGTTGTGGGTGCCATGTACGGGATCGTGACTACGAACTCATCGTCGTCTTGGATGTCGATGATGGCTGTCTGGATGACAGTAGACGTGTCTGCGCTCGCGTTTCCTCCTGATGGGTCGTAGCTCAGTCTGAGACGACCTTGGTGGTACTGCGAAGCGTACACGCGGAAGGTGAACTTGATGTCACCTCTCCAGTTCGTGAACAACCGAGACATTGAGCCCATGGGCGTGTCGAGCAGTGTAGGCCGTGGGCCCACTGTGTCAGCTCGACACAGGGTCGGCGTGACATTAAACGAGAAGATCGAAGTGTCTGTCAGGTCCGCAGTGGTCCACGTACTCACGTTCAGTAGCGACTCTCGCTGAGCGAAGCTCGAGATTGCGAGGTCGTCATCTGATGGGAGTCCCAAAAAGCTCGGGTCAGTTGTCAGACACGCCTTCGGGTCCAGGCACAGCTTCTCAATGGGCGCAGCAATTTGCGCAGAAGCCATACCGTGGAAGGGCGTGTTCTTGACTGGCTGTGAGCTGTCGATCACGGGCACGTTTGTGTATCCGAAAACCGATGCCACGGCCGAGACTGCCGAAGCACCAGCAGAAACCACGGACGCGAACTTACCTATCACGGGCATTGAGCTGAGCATACTTGCTGCAGCTGCCACTTGTGAGGCTGGTCGCGAAACCGGTCCCGTGCCGAACTCTCCACTCTGCAACGCGAGCTTGGCGGTTTGGCCTGCCAGCGATACACTCTCCATCCATCCGTAAATCTGGAGCGAGATCGGTCCAGTAGCCGTCGCATTGGCCGCACGTAGCGGAGCGATCGACTGCAGGACAAGCTGGCCCATGTCTGCCACATCAGTGGCTGACGTGATGCGGAGCATGTTCTCGTGCCACAGGAAGGGCAGCACCATCGTACCTCCCGCATTTCGGTGCGGTACTATACGGATGTTCTGCCTCTGTGAGTGAGGCACTCGACTGTTTGTCTGGGCCGCAAACGTACCCGTCGTGTAGTCCTGAAAAGCTGTGAAGTTCTTCATTGGACGGTACGACAGCATGTACATCCCGTAGATGAAGGGTGTGGCGTTAACCACTACCTCAACATGTAGGTTTCCACGCAGGTACGAGTAGTTGTCGAGCTTCTTCTTGATGGCTGTGTTGCCAAGGAAGAGCGACCACGGGTCGAGTGTACGGTAGAGAGTGCTGACTTCTCCTAGAGCAAGGTCGTAGGTAGCAAGTCGCACTGGCCGGTTCAGGAAGGTGGCTAGCTCCCAGTTGGGCGTGTAGACCTCCGTCACGGACACTGGATCTGCCGCTGGCATATCATCAGTCTCTCCTACCGCCGTACCGATGAACTGCGTGACTTCAGCAGTCTTCTCCTCGGTTGGGCGGTCGATCTCATCGGATTGGAGCTGCAGGCAGCAGGCCCCCTTCATGTCGATGGTAATCGTTGTGTTGTTTGCGTCTTTCCCGACGCTGGGTCCCCTGTTAACGGATGGGGCCTCCGGATCCTGAGAGCTGGAATCAAAGCTGACAAAACGGTTGGTTGGTCTGTCTACTACACAGCGGGGCGACCGAGCCCACACCATGCGATTGTTTTGTTTTGGCCACTACCTGGTAACCAGTGCTGAATAGCACGCTTCGGGTCATCCCCTAGGTGGTGTGTGAGTGCGCCCACGCTCTCGCTCAGAAGGAAACTCTTAAACCTTCTTAAGCGAGCAGTAACTGCGCACTCACCTCCTGTTGAGCTTAACGTCCGTAGTGAGTTACGGACACGGCCCCACCTACCACTTGCAGTGGAGGCGGGATGCCGATGCGTTGTCAAAGCTTAGCTTTAGCTCGTCCCAGCTGGGAAAAGTGCTAGCCTCGACGACGTGCTCCAACTCCACCTCAACGGCGATGTCGATGCACATCCGGCGCTTCTTCTCGAAGACTTCACGACCGTACCAGAAGTACTCGCGCGTCACAGTGGACAACACATCGATCGCCTGCTTCTCCAGCGTCACCGTCCGAGACGGGATACACTTGGTGAGCATCTTTGCAATCGAGTCCTCGTCAAGCGGACACACAAGTGCGTCGAGCTCCGAGTCGTAGCGCCACACTCGCTTCAAGAACGAGACCTGGCTGATGTGGATGAACGGCACTGACACAGCCTCTTTGTCGGCCATGGTGTACACGATCCCCACGCTTGCCAGCGCGTTAGCTAGCGAAGTGTGGTTGAACCATGTGCATGTGCTGCTCACTCCCATCACATTGTCGTCACCGTACGTCTGCAGCGCCACGTTCTCCTTGAAATCAGCTGCTGTTTCACCAGCAGGGTTCAAGATCGCGTAGCTGTAGCGGACATACAAGCTGTTCACCAGCGAGTTGATCACGACAGTGAGCGGATGTCCAGAGGGATTGCTCCCAAAGAACTCGACGAGGTCTCCGTTCAGGTCCACGAGCGGGAAGGCAGTGTCAAACGCCACTCCCGTCATGACCTTCAGGTCCTCATCGGTGAAGTTTCCGCTGAGTCGACACACCTCACGGATGATGTCGAACGCTGCTAGGATGACCGTCGCGGGCATCCTCTTGTCGAACGCCTTGTAATCTCCTGCAATCATGCGGTTGTCGCCAAAGCGTGTGATGAACTTCTGGATGTCCTCCCACTCACGACTCTGCGCCACGCAGCCGATCGACGCCTCGAAGATGAAGCGGTTCAGCTGCATGAAGCGGATGAAGGAGAGGTAGTACTTCCGCACCACGGTGTTCCAGTCGGCCGGCGAAGCGCAGAAGACACGAGTGCTCTTACTATCCACCTTGGCCTGCTTGAGCGCCTCATCCTTCAGCGAACCGGAGAAGACTGGCATGCAGCGCGTGCCACACTTGTAGTTCTCGATATACTCGTCCACTCGGTCCATGACCTCTGCAGTGAACATCTTCGGATCTGCGCATGTGGCTGTCGGAGCCATGTCCTCAAGAAAACCCTTCTTGGTCTTCTTCCAGGGACATCCCATTGACGTAGCACGGTTCATCTTGTCGACAAACCGGACGCCGTTAGCTCCGTTGACTGCTGTGACGTTGTCATACACGAACACCTCTTCCTTGAGTTGATTCATGTCTACGCGCGCCTTGATGTCAGCAAGAAACTCCTGCTTGACCCTCTCAAGGACGTCACCGCGCAGCTGA